GGCATGTCACACTCCCGATGATGGGTGCTTGGACGGCTTATAAAAACGGTGACTACAGAATCGCTAGTGCTTCAGTCCGGAAAATCGGTGCCCCTGACTGGAAACTGGCTTGTCTTGAATGGCTTCAACGACGATTCGACAAGAAAGGTATCACACTATGACAACAGAGGAAGATTTTCGCCGAAGTGTGGTTGAGCACGACCTGGAAGTAATCACCCACAAAGAAAAGACATACCAGGGCTCATGGAAGAAACGTGGAGGCGTTGGAGCCTTCATGATGCTGGCTCGAATGTGGGATCGGATTGAGAATATGGTTCAGTCCCCATCCTTGGACAGCAAGTACGACATCTTCGATGCTATCGGTCAGGATACTTCTGGCAACGATGGTACGGTGTTAGCCATATTGCGTGACCTTCGCCGATATGCTATTCTGATTGAGGCTGAAATGATCCGTCGTCAGAAGCCCTACGAAGCCCGTCATGTCAAGATCCCCAAGGAATGCCTGACTGACCCGCCAACCAGGATCGATTACACTCAGGCTTGTAGGGTTGGCTCGACCCTTAGTCGATACAGGATGATTTCAAGGCTACTTGCGAAGTCCTCAGTATCGACTACGACACGCGACTTGTTCAACTCCGTGTTCAAGAAATTCATCCAAGGGTTTGACATTGAAATCCACAAAAGACGCACCTGAAAAAGTTCGACCTTTCCTGTTTCATGGTGTGGACCTTACCCCTGGGGAGACTGCCTCCCCGGGGGATTGTCCTTTCTGTCATCAGTCTGGAAAGTTTACTGTGGTCACAGCCACCGGCCAATGGCGTTGTGTCCGCTGTGAAGAATCTGGCAACATCTATAACTTCCTCCAAAAACTACATATCGACGCTTTGGCTGACACCAAAGAGGCTGACTATGAAGACTTGGGAACGATTAAAAACATCAACCCTGCTTCTCTACGAACCTGGGGATTTGCTAAGTCTCCTCTCACAGGGGAGTGGCTCATCCCCTGTTATAACGAAAAAGACAACCTTGCCAATCTGTATCGTGTCGCCGACATGGACGGTAAGTTGCGACCCCTCTCCACCCCCGGATGCAAACCACATCCGTTCGGTACTCGATCGTTGCAAAAAGGCCAGACTCGGCGATTCGTCCTGGAAGGGGCCTGGGATGGATTACGCTTTTATGACATCCTCAACTCCTATCGCCAATCTGGAGGCCGCTATACAAGAACTGGAGACCCTGCACAAGCAATTATCCGATCAATTGGAGTATTTGCGGTCCCTGGCTCCGGCACCTTTATGGATAGTGGAGTCGCTCTACTCGCTAAAATCGAAGGGGTGTTAGTCTTTGATAATGACTACCCTACGCTTCACCCGGTCAGTAAGGAGCCCATCAAAAGAAACGGCAAGCTGGTGATCCCTGGCTGGGACGGTCAGCAGAAAGCCATCGAGGTCATCCAGAACGCTAAGGAACGACCGACAGCTCTCCAGCAGATGAAGTGGTCCCCGACTGGAGCCTACAACGATCAATTACCTAAAGGCTTCGACGTATCCGACTTGATCGACCGGGACGGGGCCATCGGTGCCTTGAAGTTTATCGAAGACCACTTGATCCCTGTACCCCTCAAGAAAACATCCCCCAGAAAAACCAAAGCCAAGAACGAGGTCGAGGATGTACCGGCTATTGATCCAATACACCGAGACAGCTTTGATGCCCTCTGTGCCGACTATGCCTCCGAACTACACTTCGGCCCCAACATGCGTGATGCCTTGGCCGTATCGCTTGCTACTGTCCTCTCGACAGATATCCGAGGGGAGCAGCTCTTCTTTCGCCTCCTTGGACCTCCGGGCTCTGGGAAGACAACTATTGCAGAAGCGATTACCGCTGCTCGCGAGTTTACACTCCCGTCATCCATCTTTACTGGATTCCATTCTGGCTATATCGGAAACGGTGAGGAACGAGAGCAAGGCGATAGTTCCCTCATCCCTAAGATGCACGGCAAAACAGTCATCATCAAAGACGGGGATACTCTGGTACACTCCCCCAGCGTGGGTCGTGTCCTCGCCGAGCTTCGCGACATCTACGATGGGACGACCCGGGCGACCTACCGGAATCGAAAAACCTCCAACCACGAGAATCTTCGAATCACCTTCCTCCTCTGCGGAACCCAACAACTCCGTCAGCTCGATCGCTCGTCCCTCGGCGAACGATTCCTGACTGTAGAGATCATGGGCAAAGAATCTACTAAGCCCTACGTCGCCAAAGCAATTAAGAATGCTTATGCTGACTTTGTAGCCAGTATGAATCAACAATCGGATCAGCCTGTCGATCAGGCCCCTGATCTGATTCGAGGAGCCACCTATGGGTATATCTTGCATATGAAAAACACGCTAGGCAAGATGACTCCACCTGAACTGCCTTCTAAGATGGAATCTGTGATCGACGCTTTGGCTCACTATGCTGCCTATATGAGAGCCAGAGTGGATCGTGAAGGGCACGACATGACTTTCCGTCCTGATGTCGAACTACCAACTCGTCTAGCTAAACAGTTTGTTCGGTTGTCGATGTGTCTGGCCCTAGTGCTCGGTCGCAAGAAAGTAGACAACGAAGTAATCCGTATCACTCGCAAAGTGGTCACGGACACATGCAAGAGCTTCCATGCCGAAGTTGCCGGTTCCATTTATAAAAACCCCCAAGGGCTGTCTGCTGAACAGATATCCTTATTCCTAGGATTGCCAACTACCAACGTCCGACGATGCTTGAACGATATGCTGGAGTTTGGCATTGTCCAGCGTATGGCCAGAGCCAACAACTCTGGTCAGCGAGGTCGTGATGTGCATTTGTTTCAAATCTCTCCTATCCATCAAGAGAACTGGGGTATTGCATGGACTTGACCAGTAGTTAATAACCTATTCCACCCAAACCCCCCAGCTTAACAATGCCTGCAAAGCCCCCTGCAAGCCCCGTATTGGGGCTTTGCGGGGTTAGGCTATCCCCAGCCAGCCCCTACGCTCGCCCGGCCCGTAAAGCCCAGGCCCTTCCACGCGAGGGCTAGCCCGATTCGCCCCCTTGCCCTACCCCGGGCTAGGAACCCATAAACATATAAACATAGGTTTATGTATGGCGGCGAAGCCAAAATCCAAGACCAAAGCCCCGGTCAAGTCTAAGTCCCGGGCCAAGGCAGTAGCGAAGATATCCCCCAGAAAGACTAAGCCGGCTCCAAAACCGGACCCTGAGCCTTTCGTAGCTTCTGCCCCTCGTCAGCACACCAGACCGACATCGCAGATGTCAGAAGAAGAACGTAGAGACAGACAGAGGGATCATGCTCTACGCTGGCGGAATAATTATAATCGTCAGGAACAAGATATTGCCCCGCTTCCAATGTCAAAGATCAATTGGGAGCGTCGGCTAGCTTGTAAGTACGACCTCAAGAAATTCTGTGAAGAATATCAAGAGGCTGTATTCTACAAAGGCTGGTCCCGTGATCAAAAGAAGTGCTTGGAGAAAGCACGACTCGTGATCCTTGAAGGCGGTATGTTTTGTCTTGCCATGCCTCGTGGTGGAGGTAAGACAGCTATTGTCCGAGCGGCATTACTCTGGGCTGCTCTGTATGGACACAAACTGTTTCTGTTCTTTATCGGTTCTACTGATGACAAAGCCAAGCAGGCTGTTCGTAGTGTTCGACTCAACTTGTTCCAGAATCCTAAAATTCTGCAAGACTTCCCAGAGTGTGCTTACCCAATAAAAGCCGCCGACAACAGATGGCAAAAAGCCAAGAGCCAACTGTACCTCGGCAACCATACATTTATGGAGCTAAAGGATGATGATTTCCGATTTCCTTGTCTACTCCTCCCTGCCGAAGCTGCCGACATATACCGAGAACACGATCCTTTATCTATTATCCCCATCCCGCACGATCCCGAACACTGGGTGGCCCGATCCGCTGGATGTATCATCCGATGTGCAGGTATTGATGGCTCTGTCCGCGGAGAAGCAGATACGCACCCAGTTCTTCTGTCCCAGCCTCGTCCCGATATCGCCCTCCTTGACGACATACAAAAAGATCTCAAGGTTGATTCGCCCACTGCAACGGACAGACTCATACGGGTTACTAAAGGTACGATCCAACTACTGGCCGGTCCTGGTGAACGGTTGGCTGTCCTCATGCCCTGCACAGTTATTCGAGAAGGAGATCATGCAGATACTTTCCTCGACCCCATCAAAGAGCCAGACTTTCAGGGCGAGAGATGTCGTATGGTTGATTCGTGGCCAGATGGTGTGACTGACTACGAGATCACTCAAGACACTCCTGCTGGTAAGCTCTGGAATGAATACGCCGAGTTGCGACGCAAGAGCCTTCGAGTAGAAGGTTCTATCAAGCTGGCTCGCGATCTATATGCCGCCAACCGGGAAGTAATGGACAAAGGCTTCGAAGTCTCTTGGCCAGAGCGATACAGTTCTACAGGTCGTAACTTCGAGTTGTCCGGTCAGCATCATGCGATGGAACTACGCCTTCGCATGGGACCTACGTTCTTATCTGAGTGTCAGAATATTGGTCGTAAATTGGTCATCGAGGGCGAAATCCGAATTACCCAGGAACAGCTCTGTGCTAAACAGGTTGACTTGGGACCCCGGCAATTGGCTGCCGACGCCGAACATGTAGTCTCTTTCATTGACGTACAGAACGAGATCTTATTCTGGGCCACCGCATACAGCAACCAGGATTTTGATGGTGGCTTCTGCGAGTACGGGACCTGGCCCGCCGTCAACGTCCCCTACTTTAATAAGGATCAGGTAAACTCGTGGTCCCTGATGACAAAAGAATTCCTTCGAGCATACCCTCAATACCGTGATAAGTGTACCCGAACAACTGGCGGTCATGTCCGTGCTCCCCTCGAAGCCAAACTCTACCATGCCCTCACAGAGTGTACCAACATGCTTTTGGGTCGTAGGTACATCCGCCAATCTAACCCGGCTGTTGAACTACAAAACTCACGGATGGCAATTGATACTCGGTGGGGCGACGCCTCCGAAGTAATCAAACGCTTCATCCGTGAGAGCCAACAGGACCGTATCCGACCCTATTACGGTCAGAATCTTCCACCTACTAATCGCCAATTCGAGGAGTACGAGCGACGTAAAGGATGGACCTTTGAGAGCCAAGTCTGTCCCAATGTCCGAGAGGATAAGTGGGTCATGCGACCCAACCCTGATGGGATGATGTATATGGCAGCAGATGTATCCCGCCTCAAGGATTTCTTATTTGCTCGCCTAGCTACCCCTCTCGGAACCCCTGGCTCATTCTCTCTATTCAAAGCCCCTACCGAAGATCACGAACTGTTTGCTGGACACATCTGTAATTCTGAGTATCCCGAACCTGTTTCTGGTCGTGGTATGACAAAGAATCAATGGATGGAGCGTGAGTCAAGTAATTGGGACAACGACTGGCTGGACTGTGCCGCCGGCTGTATGGCTCTCCTGGGTTCTCTCGGCGTTTCAATAAAAACCAGCGATACTGACTTCCGCCCTCAGAAACGCTCCCTGGCTTCGGTGTACCGAACGAAGCAAGATCGGAGGAAGAATGCCAAAGCGTAGTGAAGACTCGGATGGCATCCGTTGTCCTCATTGCGGATGTCGCCACAATAAAGTCCGGCACGTCGAGCATCGAGAAATCTCTTGGGGTGGAACTAAAAGAACCGTCACCAGGCGTAAGCGAATCTGTATGCACTGTAATGTCCCTTACACAACTGTAGAGACTTACGAATCAGAAGATAAGATCGGCCAGCCTGAGCTGCCACCAGAATATCCCCCAGAGAATAAACCCAAGCCCCGACGCAATCCGTACCTTAGAGACTGAATTGCTATAGGTATCATTCCTCCCGAATCACGATAGGGCTAGAATGAAGCTTAGATAGCCTGTGTTGTTGGTTCTTACCTGGAGGCTCCCATGCCTGAGATCAATAGCGAGGATGAAGATTTTCTGGAAGGTGAAGAGTCTGTTGGTGACGGTATTCCAAACACCCTTGACATCGAGGCAATGGCCCAGACTCCAAAACGAACTCGAACTGATGAAGGCACAGTCGAGGAGCGTACTGTTGATGAGTTGATCAAGGCTGCTCAGTTTGCCGGAACACAGAATGCTGCTCAGACTCCCTTGTGGGGTATCCGTATGGCTCGATTCAAGCCCAGCTCCACAACTGGTGGTGCTGATGATTACCGAGGATAGTATGAATCTCCCAGCTAAACTTACGACCAAAGATGACGGTGACTTTCTTTTGACAGTATTTGCTGTTATAGAGAAAAACCAAGATGGCAAGCCTGTGCTTTTACGACCTATTGGTCTCGATGACCAAGTCAAACTGTCGGAGAATAGCTCTGACAACTGGTTTATTACAGGATACCTACACACATCAGGATTTCATCCTCTGGGAGAGTCAGGCTAATGGCCACTAAAGAACGTAGACACATACTCAACGAGTTTGGTCGTCCCTACCGAGAGAATACGACTACTTGGCAGCGGGACTTTGAGGCTGCGATGGATCATACTCGTCGCATCAAGGCCAAGTTCGACGCTGCTCAGACATTTACTGGTAACGAGGGTCACTGGTCAAACACTGATCATCTGGACCCTCATTCTGTTGCCAACTTCCGAGTCCGCAAGATCCTTCGATCACGGTCACGATACGAGATCATCGAGAATAACCCTTACCTCAAGGGTACGATCATTTCTATCTGTTGTGACTTTGTCGGCAAGGGTCCTAAACTCCAGATTACTGACAAGAGACTGTCCAAGGCTCGTCGTCAGCAGATCGAAGAACGCTGGGGCCAATGGGCACGTCACCGTAAACTACGTCAGAAACTCTGGCGTTTACGGATGGATAAGATCGTAGGTGGTGAGGGTTTTGCTCGAACTTACTCACACAAAGATCGGTTCCCTGTCCAATTGGACTATCAAGTATTCGAATGTGACCGTGTCTCTGAACCAACTGCCTCCACTAATCAGGATGGTATCAGTGAAATCGACGGAGTTCGTTTCGATCAATATGAGAATGTTTCGCACTACCACGTGTTGCGGAGTCACCCGGGGTCGCAGACTGACTTTCTGTTCGCGGACAAGAACCTCGGCGACTGGTATCGTGCGAAAGACATTATCCACTGGTTCCGACAAGATCGGGGCTGGTTGCGAGGCATCCCGGAGCTTACTCCCAGTCTACCACTTTGTGCATTGCTCCGAAGGTATACTCTGGCTATCGTGAAGCACGCCGAACGTCAGGCATCCTTTACTGCTGTCTTGGAGACTGAGGGTCCACCATCCGGCAATGCTGGTTGGTCACAGTCTGCCAACGACGACCCCTTTGACGTATTCCCTGTCGAGTTTGATATGTTCATGAACCTCCCCTGGGGGTACACCATGAAACAACTCGAAACTGTACCGAAGGGAGTAGAGTACGATGCTTTTGTTGGTTCTATCCTTCGAGAGATCACCCGACCGTTGCTGACACCGTTCAACATCGCTTCGGGCAGCTCGAAGGATTCCAATATGGCTTCAGGTGTGTTGGATCAACACATCTACAAGGGTGGTCAAGAATACGAGCGTTACGAGTGTGAGGAGAATGTCCTTGACCACATGCTCTGGAACTGGTGGTACGAATCCTCTCGCATCCCCGGCTATCTAGGCGACGACTTCCTATCTACTGACAATAATTTCCGAGAGCAGCCACCTGAGCATTGTTGGCGTTGGGATCGTATTGGTATTGATCATACCGACCCATCCAAGGTGGCTCAGTCGTTGGCAACCCTCCACGACAAGAAGTTCCTCACTGATCGTGATATCCAAGAAATGTACTACAATCGATCTCTTGAGGAATGGCAGGAGGAAGTGATGCAGGATGAGGAGTTCCGTGCCCAGTTGATCACGGAGGATGCATACCAATTGGGAGTCGAGAATGAAGCTACCAACACTCAGAATAAGGTGGCCCGACAGGACTCTGACACAAAAAAGAAAGTCGCCAATAAGCCAGCTCCGAAGAAACCTGCCAAGTCTGCTCGAAGATCTGGCTCTCGTCGCCGGGCTCGGTCTACTCGCTCTCCTGGTCCTGTGGCCGGGCTGTAACTTGTTAATAGAAACCAGCCCTATCCCCCAGAGAGAACCCATATGCTACCCGCCAGCTACCTCCAACAAGAATTGCTATAGGTAGCATTTACGCAATCCCTCATTTTCATGGAGAATGAACTATGTCTAAGGCCACAAGCATTCTTGATCGAGTATACAAGATCACCATGTCCGCTTTTGGAATCTGGATACTTACTTGTTGTTTGTATGCCTTGTGTGTCGGTTCTGTCGCTCCTTGGAGTCCTAGCCGATTGACTCCTCAAAACGGTTATTGTTGTCCAAGTTGTCAATGTACTCCCAACAATCAATGCGGTCTGGAGAAATGCTGTGCTAATCAAAAAGCAGATCAAAGCGGCCCGCATCAAGGGCAGTGATAAAGAGATCCCTGATCGGATCGAGTTGCAGGGTGAAACGAGGATCAAAGCAAACGGGGCCGGAAACGAGAAGATCACCCTCTACGCTAACTCGGGTAAGCCCATGCGTCTTGAGGGCTTTTTTAATCCTGTGATCATCGACATGGAGGGAGCACGATTCGATAAGAACACCACCCCTATCATCGCTGATCACAGGACTCACTTGCGTATCGGACATTCAACGTCACAGGTCATCGCCAAAGCTGGTCAGACCCGTAAGTTCGATGGTAAGACGATCGAAGGTCCGTTTATTGGAGCTACTGGTGTCCGCTCGTCCAACTCACGAGTTGCCAACGGATATGTCCGAGACGCCAAAGCTGGTTATCCATTCCAGGTTTCCGTCGGTGCTGACATCATCGACGCTTTTTATGTTGAGGAAGATGCAAAGGTGCGAGTCAACGGCAAGTCCTATAAAGGACCTCTGATCGTTGCCAGTAAAACTCGTATCCGAGAACTATCCATCACCGTCCTGGGAGCTGATAGCGACACGTCTGCTCAGCTCGCCGCCAGGGCACAACTCAGGAGATTGTCTAAGATGACTTTCGCCGCCTACTGCAAGAAATTGGGAAAAGATCCCAAGACGCTCTCGGCCAAGGCCAAGTCGCGTCTAATGGCCAGCTGGCAACGCCTCAAGGCCAAGAAGGATGAGGGCGGCACGGCCACCCGTACATCCCCCAAAGAAAAGAAGGTCAAGGCCAACAAGGCCAAGACTCGTATCGCTGCTTCTCGCAATGAGCGTACTCCCGCTCAACAGCGTCTTTCGGGCAAGAACCGCATCGCTGCCTACCGTAACAAGATCGCCAACGATCAGGACCGTATCGACCAGATCAACGCGGTTATGGGTCGATTCCCTGATGTCAAGACCGTTTCGATCGACGGTAAGGATCGTCCGGTTGCCAAGGTACGAGCCAAGGCAATCAAAGATGGTTGGACCCCGGAGAAGTTTGAACTGCTCTGCCATCGTGCCGATCTGCCAACCGCTCCGAATGTCCCGGCTATCCATAAGAAGGATTCCAAGATCGACGGACTGTGCCTCCAGGCATCAATCCTGCGATACGCTGGTATCCCGAATGCCGAGGTCAACAAGGTCAACGGTATCAAGTACGGCTTGGAGTCGATGTTCAAGCCCGAAGTGCTGGAACGATCTCACGACAAAAAGTACAACACCGGCGGTTCCATCCAAGCCATGCTTGACATGCAGATCAAAGCTGCTGGCAAGTATTACGCTGGATCGAATCGTGGCGATGGCGACTTCATCCGTTGTGCCCATGAGGCATGGTCGACGGTTCAAGCATCCGGCTTCTCGACGTTGAACATTACCAACGTCCTTGAGAACGTGATGCACAAGTCCACTTTGGCTGCCTTCAACGCAGTCGAAGCCTTGTGGCCGTTCCTCTGTGGCCGTAAGCCTCTGAACGACTTCAAGACGCATTCGCTCTACCGTCTTGATCCGGAAGGAAGTTTCCGCAAGGTCGCTCAGGACGGCATGCTCAAACATGTCGGAATGACCGATACCAAGAAGACGATCTCAGCCGAAACCTACGGCTGTATGATCACGATTGATCGCAAAACGATCAAGAATGACGACCTGGGCGTTATCTTGGAGCGTGCTCGTTCGATCGGCAGCTTGGGTGGTCAGCGTATCGAAGAATCGGTGATGGTGTTGCTCCTGAGCAATCCCTCATCGTTCTTCTCATCCGGCAATGGCAATCTCCAATCCAGTGGTGGTGGTTCGGCTCTCAGCCTGACCTCTCTGGAGATTGCACGACAAGCATTCCGCAACCAGGTCATCAACGGCAAACCTGTTGGTGTCAGCCCTCGGATCATGCTCGTTGGCACAGCCCTGGAAACGACTGCTGGCAAGATCTGGGGCGAGGAGAAACTCAGTGCAACGGGTGACACCGATGCTCTGGTCTTCACCAACAATCCCTTCAAGGGACTGTACCGTCCCTACGTGAGCCCGTATCTTAACAATACGAGCATCACTGACCAGGATGGTGCAGCCATCAGCGGTCAGTCGGCGACCCAATGGTATCTGTTCGCCGATCCCAGTGCTCCTCAAGGTTCTGCTCTCGTCATCGGCTTCGTCGACGGCCGTGAGACTCCATTCTTCGACGAGTCGGAAACGGAGTTCAGCGTACCTGGTGGTATCCAATTCCGGGCATATCTGGACTGGGGTGTTGCAATGCACATCCACCAGCTCGCCTACAAGTCTCCTGGAGCCTAACACTCCTCCCGCTCACTGTGGGTGTCTCAGGTTTGTCTGGGGCACTCACAGTGACAGGTTACTACTTTTCTCTCTAACTTGGGAACGAACATGTCTGTTGAAAACATTGCGGACGGCGTTGAGGGTTCTAAAGGACCAGTTACTCTCTCTGCCAACGACTTTGGTGAGTTGTGTCACTTGGCTGGCAAGGGCTATGTCTTTGAAACAGTCAAGGATCTCGGCAATGGCGGGGTCGAGATTAATGCTCAGGAGTTGTGCCGGATCTGCCACGGCGACCTTGAGGAAGTATCCCCCAGAAAAGACAAAGCCAAGCGACAACGCAAGGGCTTGACTGGAGGCACCGGACCTTCCTCGGACGAGTCCGAAGAATAACGTCAGCCTGATCAGGCTGTTCCATTTATAAAAACCAACAGAAGGAGAGTCGATCATGACTCAAGCCTTGCAGGCAATGTTCTACCGAGGTCATCAAGACCGAATGGACTACAAACCCTTGACGGGTGCTGTGGTCAATGGTCAGGTGCTTGACATCGGCAATATCATTGCTATCTGCACCAGCCCCGAGGGTATCGCTAACGTAACTCTCGGATCACTGGCCATCACCGGCGTTTTCAAACTTGCTTGCGGCAACACGACCTTTTCTCAGGGGGCTCCGGTCTACTGGGATATGGGCAACGCAACTGCGACGGGTAACACGACGTTTACTCGGGCTGGTATCGCTGATGAAGCGAAAGTTGCTGGCGACGATCACGTCAAAACCAATATCAACGTCTTGGGTGCGTAATTCGATTGCCCGTTTGTTCCCTCCCACTGTCTCGCTACGCAGTTGGGAGGGAACAACGGATAACTAGGAACCCCTTATGATCTTCAATAATCCTACTCTTGAGGAATACGTAGACAGTGAGGGGAAATACTGGTTTCGGCTGGCCACACCCCTGACGTTTACAGTTAAGATCGGTACAGATCGACCTGAGACGCCTGACGTTAATGGTCGTATCATGTGTATCGTTCCTGACGGTTTTCTCACTGACTTTGCGTCTGTCCCCTGGTTCCTCGCTTGGATCGTTCCTCCGTACGGTCGAGGCTGGACCAAACCTGCGATACTCCACGACTTCTTGTACTCCGAAACTGGTAACTGTTCTCGTTTCCTAGCAGATTCACTGTTCAGAGAAGCCATGTACTCGGAGGGTGTTCCTTTTTGGCGTAGAGCCTTGATGTACTATGCCGTCCGCATCTGTGGACGAACTTCCTGGAGAAAACGAAGTGGCTTCGTACAACATCCAAAACCGCCTGGTACATAACCGCCAACGCTTTGATCAATTCAACGTCGAGTCGATCATGTACTCGCGAGGAGACGATGACCTCTTAAACGTAAGAGCATCACCAATTCTCAAGAATGCTCAAGAAATCGTCATGGCTATGTCCGCCGGCACGATTCGTGCTGAGTATCAGGAGTTTGGAATTAACCTTAGTGAGTTAGGAGACTTTCATCTTCCCCAGGAAAACGATCTGATCACCCGAGCCAACGGAGATGAGTTCCTCGTTATTACACCTATCGGCGTTCAGGAGAAATGCTATCGGTTCACGACATCTGCCCGAGAGCGTGTCATAGTCTGTTGTATCCGTCATAAGGATGGTACTGATGAGTGAGGTTCCTTTCTATGAGATTCGAGACGAAATCTACGTTCGTTTTGGAATCCAAAAAGCACTGAGCGAGTTTGTAATAAACTCCTTCGGCCTTGCCAAAACGTACTATCCCAAAGACGATATTGAGCCCCTCAAGAAAAACTACCCCACTGGTCGTGTCTATGTAGTTGCCCTCTGCCCAGGCGACTTGGACAATCTGGGACGAAGCAACAACACCCTCAGAGACTTTGGAGCAGCTATCGGAGTTGTTCGAGTACTCAGTGGGTGGGACGATTTGACAACGATTGATGAGATGACACGCCTTGTTGCTCAGCTAGAGGAAAGCTGCATCAAGAACATCGATCATGATGGTAACGACTACTCATTTTCCCGATCTGTCTTTGCTAAGGATGAAGCTGGTCTCCCTCTGTCTTTCGTCGGTTTACGCAACACAGCGACCTTTGAGGCTTACTTCAACGTGTTCTACAAACGGGCTCTAGTGTAGCTCGTGCCACTTTTTCTAAGGAGACCATAATGGGTCAAGAACCAAAAACTGGTCACAAGTGTAAACTCTATCGGAACACAGGGACCTACGCTTCCCCTGTGTGGTCCGAGGTTGATGAAATCGGCGATCTTTCGATCCCTGATCTCACCCGAGGATTGGCTGAGCTGAAACGTCGAGCCAATGACTTCACGAAGAACCTCCCATCGTTGATCCAGTCCATTTCTGTGGAGTTCCGTCTACACCACGGTCTTGACTCAACTACGTTCACGGCTCTACGCCAAGCATTCTTCGCTGGCACGGTCATTGACTGGTTGATCATGGACGGCACAGTCATGGTGCTCGACAACGAAGGGCTTCGCTGTCAGATGCTTGTGTCTGATTTCCCATGGGATCAACCTTTGGAAGATGTTAACGGTCATGATGTCCGACTGGCCGTCGGCTACTTCCTGAATGGCAGCACCGAGGTTGATCCAAGCTGGTACGTTGTGGATAGTGGCAACATCGTTACAACGACCACGACTGGTGCTTAGTGCTTCGGACTAATCCCTCCCCATTGTAAGGAGTCTATTCAGTGAATCATGTACAACAAAACCGCAATAAGATCATACAAAGACTGGCCAACCCAAACATGCCTGTCCAACCTATGGTTCATCAACGACGACAAGTTACGGAGGTTACAGCTCAAGAGCTGAGATTACTTGTGGACACTAACCCAGGGCATCCCCTGGCTTCAGTGTTCATCAACGCAATCTCGGGTTTCGCTCCCGACAAGAAACTGTTCATTGAAGTAGCTGATCTCACAGCCTTCATCGACGACACGACTCCCCGGCTCACTACCGAGGATGAGATTGTCAACGGCGAGCGGGTCACTGTCGAGACAAAGTTGTCGAGCTGATATCCCCCAGAGAAGTCAAACCGCCGACCCTCCCCTGTGCTGACCATAGGGGAGGGTCTTTACACCAGGAGTGATCATGAAAGTTAGCGAGTATCCAACAGCCAGTTCACTCGCCCTTAGCGACATAATCTACGTTGTTGCTGGTGGTTTGAGCCGTAAAGCGACCTTTACTCAGGTCCAAGCTCTAATCGGTGGTGGTGGCAACGGGACTGGAAATGTTACCAGCCCTCTCTCTGGTAATCTTTCGGTTGGCAATAATTCTATCACGGGGTATACTGGCAATCGAGCAATAGAATCCGACGGCAATGGAGCATTGCAAGTCTCCTCAGTCACCCGAGCCGAGTTAGGTTATCTGTCAGGTGTGACCTCTGCCGTACAGACACAACTCAATGCAAAGGCTAGCGACGCTGACTTGACTCTCGCTGAGGGCAATATCTCTGCTCTCCAGAGTCAAATGACAGCCAACGCTGGCAACATCACGACCTTGCAGGGCAACACGACTGCTCAGCAGGCAATGATCACAGCCTTGCAAGGTAACGACACAGACCAGCAGACAGATATCGGAATACTGCTCAGTAGTTTGTCTGCTGCTGAGGGTAATATTGCTAGCCTACAAGGCAACCTGAGCGATTTGACGTTGTCCGACCTCACAGACGTAGACACGGCAGGAGCGACGATCGGTCAGGTGTTGCTTTATGACGGTACTGGTAACTGGACACCAGGCAACCAGACTGGTGGATCGGGAAACATCAGCACCCAAGTGATCGGCAACCTTGCTAATGTTGATGTGTCTGCTGCTACTGACCTCCAGGTCCTCACGTACCACAGCGGAAACGATACCTGGATGGCTGAGACACCGTCAGGAGGAAACGCCACAACTCCAGGAGGAGGTAATCAGTCCTTCCAGTTTAACGATAACGGAGTCTTTGCTGGTAACAACTCTATCTACTTCGAGGATGTGAGCGGGCAGGCTACGTTTAACAGCAAGGTAATTAGACTGCCTGACGGCGGTACAACTCCAACGAACTATACATCCTTTGGAGTGTTGTACTTCGATTCGGGTATGAACTGTATCATTGATGCTTGGGGTCCTGATAGTTCGACCCCAGGTAAGATTATCATGAGAGGTATCAGCAACAACGTTAGCATCGTAAATACTGGTATTATCATTGACATAGATGGTGTCCAAATTTGGGGAGCGTATAAACTCCCCACAACTGCCGGAAGTGCCGGCGACGTACTGACCTCTAATGGGGACGGTACGACTTCCTGGGTCGCTCCTTAGGAGATAGCAAATGCCGATTGAAGCATCCGAAGACAAAAAGATCACAAAGCCTGCCGTCGAGCTGGATCAGTGGTGGATGGTGGACCTGCATATCAGTGCTCCAAGTCCATCACTACCTGTCGTAGCAACAGCTCAATTCCGTCTGACTGACGGTACTATTTGTGATGGTGGTCGTGTAACCCATCGAGTCAATGATCTGTTTGCCCTAGCAGCCAACGACCCTGAGTTGCAGACAATCGTGACCAGTTTGCTGGCCAAGGTACATCAGCTTGCTGGCGACAAACTCTGAGGAACCTATGTCCGATTCAATGCTCTTCTCACGACGCTTTCGTATGGGAGATCTAACACTCCAGGATAGTGTCCAGGAGTCAGGACTCTCGATCACAAGAAGCGACACGATCTCCGCCGCCCAAGGTGGTAACTTAGCCACTCGGGACGGTAACGATTCTGGTAACGTGAGCCTCAGTAGTGGTCATGGAATCGGCAATGGTGATCCAGTCGACCTCTATTGGGGTAATGGTATCCGATATGGTATGACAGCTGGCAATGTGTCCAGTCTCAACATGGCTGTTACCGGAGGCGATGGTGATGTGCTCCCTAGTGCCCTCACCTTGCTATCGGTAGCTGTCCCAACCGAGAAACTGTTCGCCGTAGATGGTGGCGAAGTGGTTGGGCTGATGATCCAGTCACCTGTCGATGCTGTCATCCGATTTCTACTGGGTAACGGTACGTCAGTCTATGATCACCAGATTGAAGACACCAAAGTCTATAACTGGCACACAGACGATGGTAATGCTCCCTTGTCTGGTAATATCAGCAAACTTTTGATCAGTCATGCCGATCTTGAGCCTCAAGTGATCAACGTCGGTGCTTTTGTTCCATGACCCTTTTTAGGAGTATCCCTCATGCTCAGATTTGTCTTTTGTCTACTATTGCTGTGCTCGCCATGCTTGGCTCAGCACCCAGCCGTCGCGAGAATCAGAGTACCCGAAGGCAGAGGCATTACCTCTTACGGTACAGGCACACTGGTCGACAAGAACGATCAGCACGGATTGATCGTAACCAACTGCCACGTTGTCCGAGATAGCCAAGGTACGATCACGGTCAGTCTTCCGAATGATCCTCGATCCCCCTATGGTGCCAAGATTCTAGGTATCGATCCAACCTGGGATCTAGCAGCCCTACTCATCTATGCTCCACAAGCAGATCCAGTTCCCTTCGCCGACGCCAAGCCAGGAGAGGAATTGGAAATTGCCGGCTATGGCTCAGGAGACTATTTCCCCCAGAGAGGATACCTCCACCGCTATGTGGCCCCAGCCCCGGGAGCCCCTGGTGATTGGATGAAGATTCAAAGAGCTATCGCTCGGCAAGGAGACTCGGGCGGACCTGTCTTTAACTCCGAAGGATACTACGTCGGGACCCTCTGGGGTTCTGACTTTGAATCTGAGACAACGGCTACATGTGCCGTCCGAGTTTGTCAATTTCTCGGTCAATGGTCAAACAGTTGTGGCTCTGGTGGCTGTTATCAAGGATACTGCCCACCCCAAGCCCAACCACAATATAATCCGGCTCCCCGGACTTATGCTCAACCTGTTCGGCCAGCAACCCCACAGCAGCAAGCATCGGGAGGTCTATTTTCCAAAAACATCAACCAGAGTATCTCGGCTGGAATTAGTGACCAACAGTTAGAGAAACTGGCAGACATACTTACAGCGAAAATGGCCCAGGACCCCCGGTTCAAGGGACCTCCAGGTCGAGACGGCCAACCGGGGTTAGAGGGAGCCCCGGGAAAGGATGGACCGCCGGGGCCTGGGCCAGACTTAGACAAGCTGGCACAAATGATCGTCACAAGGCTACCTCCAATCACAATCAACTATATCGGGGCCGACAATACGATCTATAAGACGGTTCCTCTCCGTCTTGGAGACACATTGAACGTACCCCCTCAACGTATGCAGATCCAACATCCCGGGGGCCAGGTCTACTATCAAGAGAAACCTCTCGGTGACTGGATCGCATTGGAGCTTGCTCCATTAGAGTCGCAGAAGTAAGAGGAACGGCATGGATGATCCTAACCTGTCGCAGGATGCGATTCGTCAAGACCCATTGGTCGTTCCAGTGGGTAACATCTTAACTGGAGGAACGGTATCTATGGCAGAACAACTCGCGGAACCTGGCAACTTGGCTATCGCCATGACGGTTCTGGCAAACGGAGCAGCCGCTGGAGCGAATCGTCGCACCGACGCTGCTGACCAACTCTCCGCTGACAGCCAGCGGATGTGGAGCATCGCAATGACCACGCCGACGGTAATGGCTGGTCACGGTATGCGGATCGCAAGTGAGTCCGGTTCAGGTCGAACCAGAGCTGAGACGAACGCTCCCGACAATACGGCGGCTCAACGGGGCACCTAGTGAGCCTCCTTGAGCAATTTGCAGAGCAAGCCAATGCCCAGGTCGAGGCAGCCGATCAAGCTGCCTTGGCCTCGGGCTTGGCCCTCGCAACTGGACAATTCGACGAGCACTGGAAACTCAAAGGCCAAGAATCTGCAAAGCGATTGGAGGATCTGTATGCAGGACTCAGCGGAACAGGAGGTAGCCAAACGAACGGCGATCCACGGAGCGGGTCTAGCAGCAGCAGCGAAAGCGGTGGGTCTGGAGGATCACCGTCAACTACTCCGGGAACATCGGGAACGGGTCCGAACGAGCTACAAGGATCAACGCACAGCCCTCGGACTGTTTAACAAGGAAACGGACATGCCCACAGAAGAAGATATGGGCGATATTAACGTCTCTGGTGATCATGTGAATCACCACTATCATTACAACCAACCATCACAGCAACCCTCGTCGGCTCCAGCTCCCTCAAGCCCTCAGCCGGCCAGCAGTCAAGATTCCTTGCTGAAAAAATACGGAATCCCTCTCATCACAGCCGGGGCCACAGCAGCCGGCATTCTGGGATATGATTACCTTACATCCCCCAGAGAAAACGAGACACCACCGGCAGAGACCACGACGGTTGATCCGAATGGTTATCAACTTCGGTTTGCTGAACCGAAGCCCAAACAATAAACACTGAAATCAGGTAAGCCTGACAGAAGGGAACGTATGAGCCAATTTGTTTTTACCGATGACAAAGGCCGAAAGTGGGACGTAGGACTCACTCTTGGCCTTGCTAAGTTTGTGGACACTTGTGACTTCTCTGAATATGTCGGAGAAGGGACTAAGTTCACAATCTTGAAACCCGACAAAGAAACATTCCATCAACTACTCACCAATACTCCATTCATGTTTGCCGTGATCTACATGATCGTTCGGCGACAGATTGTGACAGTAGCTACACAATCGGTGGAGTACCGGAAACATCAATCCTTACTACCTGATGCTTCACCGCCTCCCGGAGAAGACTCAAAAGGGATTCACAACCCTCCTTGGCTATTTGACAATAACCCTGATTCTAACGAAGACGCAGCTCAAATGGAGTTCTGCGACGCAATCACCGGCCCTGTTGTCCAGGCTGCCCGGCAGGCTCTCTGGGGTAGCCTTGGGGATTTTTTCCAAGACCAAAAGACCGCCTTATCAGCATTGATGAAACAGTTCGAGAAGGGTCATCAGAAAGTAGCAGCCAGGATGATCTCGATGATGGAGCCGATGGAGAAACTCTTGGACCAGGAACTGGATCAAGCCGAGAAGGTTCTTTGGGAAGAGATCAAAAAAGATCTGCCTGGAACACTCTCCACAGCGTCCTCGGTGTCCTCGGTCGATCCTTCCCAGACGTAGCAGAATTGACACTACGTGAAGTGCTGGTATCTTACGATGCCCGGCTCCTTCATGACTGGAATCAGACAGCTTTGCTTGCTTCGATCAGTTATAACTTGACTACAGTAGTCATCAACGCTGTCTCGAAAAAGGCTCATGCTCGTCCCAGAAGTCCTGACCAGTTCAATCCGTACAAAAAGCAACAACGGAAAGGATTAGTCATCAACAGTGAAAACATCTCGATCTTAAAGCTGATCGGGAATCAACTCTGTGCAAGGAGAAAGTAGTCATGGCTCGTCAAGGCGGGGGACCTCACAAAGTAGGTGTTAATAAACACCGAGGCCCAGCCCGTCGTAGTCATGGAGCACGATTATATCGCCCTCCAATGGCCAGAGGAGCCAACATCAAGGAGGCATCAGTCGGACCTAGTGGGATCACCATGCCCCGGCTGATGCCTCCGCTGATGAGCCTCGGGGGAGTTGGACTACCTTCGATGGGTTCTGTCTCATTGAAAGGTATCCCTGGTCTGTCTGCCCCTTTACAACTTCGTATGTATATGGGGATGGTTCTCTTTGATAAGAGTATCATCAGGACCAATTGGAACGCTCTCAACCGTGGTCCCCTGGCTCATGCTGGCAATTTAGTCCGTCGTCGAGCTAGACAATCTATCCGCTATCGTAGAAACCGAGGTATCCATTCAGCTCCTGGTACACCCCCTCATAGTCATCAGCAGGGACCAGGGGCACCGTTTAAGATGATCTTTTCCGTTCCTGATCCACTTCGTGCTCGTCAGTATGTCGGTATGGTTGGATTCGGTGGAGCCGGACCTCCTGTACCTGGTCTTCATGAGCATGGTGGTACAGCTCAACGTGAGATCTGGGGATGGGCAAGAGTTGGTGGTCGCAACGTCAGAGTTCCTCGTAGGGTGACAGCCAGATATCCGGCACGCCCTTTTATGGTACCCGCACTACAAGCCTCTATGGCCGCCATACCGGAGCTATGGCGAAACATTATCGGGAGAGCAGGATGATCCTTGAGAGAATAATCATCAGTGCTGTGGTTACTTGTGTTGTGATGCTTGTGAACATCACACTCAGTATCTGGCCATTTGGTTGGACTGGAATACTCTTAGCCGAATTTGGAGTGTTCGAGGCGATACTACTCGTAATAAACGTCCTGATTGCCGTTATCGTTGTAGGTGGTATCCCCTGGGCTTTTACGGTAGAGCGTAAACTCACACAACTCACAACAACATTCGAGCGATATGCCGATATGCAACGGCAGCAAGCCACCACTCTGGAGCATGTGCACTCTCTGGAACGTAAGCTCATACGCCTAACCGCTCTAGTTCAGCGTAAGTTTGATAGTCGAGCAGCCGACGGCGACACGGACCTCGAAGACGACACAATGTAGGTATCCCCCAGAAAGGAACAGACAATGGCCGGCACAGCAGGGGTTAGAGCAGGACGAGCATTTATTGTGATCGAAGCTGTCGATCGAACAGCCGCCACTCTCGATCGCATCAGCAGTCGTCTTCGTGCCTTCTCAGCAAAGGTTATGACAATTGGGCGTAACCTCTCGATGGCTTCGATCACGTTGATGGCTCCTCTAGTTGTGGCTACCAAAGCATTTACTGACTTTGACGATGCTATGAAACGTGTCGAGGCTCGATCCAAAGGCACCGAAGATCAAATGGCTGCTGTCCGTAAGCAAGCCAGGGAGATCGGTGCCGAGACGGTCTTTGCTGCCAGTGAAATTGGTAACTTGCAATCTAAGATTGCCCAGAAAGGATTTAACCGCCAGCAGATCGTACAGATGACCCCTGCTATCACGGACCTAGCTATTGCGGCTGGTGAGGGTGCTGATCGCATGCAAGATGCTGAGGATGCTGCCTTGCTTACAACGGGCACTCTACGAGCATTTCGTCTTGAAGCTGACCAGGTGGGTCGTGTTTCAGACGTGATGTCCTATGCTGTCAACAACAGCAACTTCACAATGAGAGCCTTGATCACAGCCTTAGAGTACGCGGGTCCTGTAGCTGCTGATTACGGTGCTAGTCTTGAGGAAGTCGTGACAGCACTGGCTCAAATGGCCAACCTAAACATTCACCCATCGATTGCAGGCACGTCTCTCCGTAATATGTATCTAATGATGTCTCGGGCCGATGAGGTTGACAAGTTTAACCGTAAACTAAGCGACCTCACAGGTACGATGGTTAAGATTGAAGCTGGGGCAGACAAGAAATTCCATCTACCCGAAGTTTTGTTTGCTCTGGGCGAGGCCATGAAAAACCTTGATCCTTTGCAGAAAGGTAATCTCCTCCACGACCTGATCGGCTTGCGTCCAATGCAGGCTGGTATTGCACTGTCACGAGGCCAGAATCCATTTCAGAATTTCTTAGACGACATGCTAAAGAATACCGGATCAGGTCAGTACGTGGAAGCTGTTCGTGAGAAGATGGACTCTGGAATTGGCGGTGCCCTAAGACGTTTGAAAGGTGCTGTTGAAGACCTGGCTACGACAATCGGTGAGACACTTGAGAAATCCGTCACCAGCTTAGTCGGCCTCCTTAACAACTGGATTAATAAGGTATCAGGAGTCATCCAAGCAAACCAGCGATGGGTCTCTGTTCTTGGCGGACTGCTCATCGGTACTCTTGCCCTCGGTGTTAGCCTGATCTTTTTAGGTCTTACGATCAAAATTGTTGGTCTCGCCTTAGCTGGTCTTTCTGGTGCTATCACACTTGTGACCGGCTCTTTGACGATTGCTTGGGCTGTAATCACTGGTATCTTTACTTCACTTACGGCTCTGGTCAATAGTCCTATCGTTTTACTGACTGCTTTCTTTCTCGGGATCGTTGCCCTGACACTCTATGCAACAGGATATCTCGATGACTTCTGGGAATGTATCAAAAATGGTGTCAACTCGACCATTGCATTCTTAGCCGACTTAAAAAGTATCTGGGCCACAACAATCGATGCTATGGTCACAGCAATTAGCGGCGGTAAATTCCAAGCTGCTTGGGATGTCTTTACCCTAGGAATCGAAGTCAGTTGGCTAACCTTGAAAGACAAGATGCTCGATATCTGGGAATCCCTTGCCCTGTCAGTTAAACAGATCTGGCACGGAGTAATGGGATACATCGAAGACAACACACTCGCTCTACAAGGAAGTCTTGCAAAGTATCTGATCGCTCTGGCTGGGGAAGACGGAATATATGGAGCTGCTGCTCGTTTGATGCTTGGGCAGGACTTGCGACGCACACCCGACACAGCCAAGGCGGACATGATGGCTGACATTGATCAGCAAATAGCTGCCGATCGGAGTGCAGCTGCTGCCGCCCGAGGTAAAGCATTACAAGATGCTCAACGAGACGCTCTTAATAGCAATACTGCTCGCGAGACTATCCTTGCTCAGCGTCGTAAAGACCTTGACGACCTGGCAAAGAAGATCGACACACCCGACATCAAATGGCATGCTGACGATGAAGACCCAGACACAATGGTCTTCAAATGGGACCCACAAGCGGCCAATGCCCTGATCCAAGCCGGTATTGGCTCCATCCCTCCTGAGGCTAACATGGGCGTCTACAAGGATTCTGTTGAGGCAGCCCGAGCATTCCAAGAGAATAGAGCAGCCGACCAAATGGCTGCTCTTGTCAGAGGGCAAGCCGACGGCAATGAGCTCCAAGCCGATGGTAACGAGCTGCTAGCCGGAATAAAATCCAACCTCGACAAAATGAACGTACAAGCTGTATAACATCCCCCAGAGAGGACACAATGGCCACCGTCATTGGGATTGAAGACGGATCACCCCAAGCACAATACACCACAGACTCGTCTGGTGTGATCACTAAGAAATTTAGCATTGTCTACTTACTGCTCGCTGCCTTTACTGAGACAGAAGATGACGTGATCAATTCCGTAGGTATTCCCGGTTTGTACACAACTCTACGAGGAGCTACTTGTACTGGGTACGACGCCGACGAGGAATGCAGAGTTATTGTTGAAGGTGTTGTCAAGATACTTTGGAAGGTAAAGGTCTCTTTTGATAACTCTGTTGACTCAGAGGCTGGTAGTGGTCCTAATGGCTCAGAAGATCCTAGAGATTGGCAGCCTACCGTTAGCTGGGATGGTGAGATGGAGGCCCGACGACTCGAAAAGGATGCGGTCACTGGCCTTCCGATCATGACAGCCAACAGTGAAGAAATCATTGTTGATTCTGATTTCCCTATACAAATCCTTGAGATCGAACGCTACGAAACCTATCCTTTTGATCACACTATCCCTCCACGCTTTGTAGGAAAGATCAATGGACAACAATTCTATGATCAAGAAGTAGGCACATGCTTGATGCTTCCTATCAGAGCAGAAGAAGTATCTTTGAAAGCTGGTCGATTCTGTAAAGTGCGATATCGCATCAAAATGGACATTCGACCTGTGCCAGGACAGCCCGGAGTCAACTTCGCTAATACTTGGAGAGCCGAGCTATTGCATCAAGGATTTCTCTATCGCAAAACAGCTGTGTCTGAACCTGAGATATTTCTAGACAAGACAGGAAACCCTCGCAAGGTAAACTTGGACGATGACGGCACTCGTCTCTTGGATACTGTCGCACTAGCTAACGCTACATACATCCGAGCAAATCGCTTTCCTTACGCAGACTTTAATCTCCTTTCGCTAGGCCCCTTTTAATTGAGGTCTGTTGTGGATCTATTTGGATTCAAAAGCCGAGCAGTAGCCGAAACGCTCAAGCAAATGGCTTTGGAGCGTAGAATACGTCCACAAGATATGTTCTCTTGGAACATATCCCAAGGGATGCGTAATGCTGCTCGTGAATTTGTCGTTATTCTGGATGCAGACCTCGGCCCAGCCACCCAAGTCAACGGTCGTTGGCGAGCCAAGAGAGCCACGGGTGTAGTCCATCGTCGTATCGATGCTAATAATGGACTATTATCGGGCGACCCGAGCACACCCATTGTGTCTACAGACATCATCCCCCAGAGAGATGACACCGGGCACTGTGTTCGCCGGCAAGTGTTCAATGTTATTCCCTCTCGATCATTTCCATCCTGCGAACCAGTTATCTGTGCTCAGGATGTATTTGGGGATCTCTACGTGATCGAAGGCAAAGCATCAAACACAGAAGTCACAACAACAACCCCAGCAACAGGATGTCCAGGTACTTGTACTCACGAATGGAACGGCACAACATGGGACTTAACTCTCGATGGATGCCAGACCACCACAACAACGACCACTGCTGATCCCTCCACAACAACCACCACCACAAATCTCTCTACTACAACCACAGAGGATTGTAACTGCGGAACTACAACTACAGCCGCTCCAACCACTTCAGAGGAATGTCACTGTGCCTACCCTGTCTACTGCGGTACTGAAGTTGGAGAGTGTACGCATACTCCTTGCGTCTTACATGAACCAGATACAGAGATTGAATGCACCACGACTACAGAGTACACGTGTGACGTAAGCTGCCACCAAATCTGTGAGGGTGGTGTCTGGGTACTCGATCCTAGCGTCGATGGTGAACAGATCGAAGATGAAGACGAAGACCCAATCATCGGTGAAGACGAAGTACCTCTCGAAGATCCAGCCAGCGAGGGCTGTACTGGTTGCGACTGTCCCGAATTAGGTGATGGTTGTGGTCCTGATGGAACAACTCGTGAGATGAGCTGCTCCACCACGACCACCACAACTTGTGACTGTAATACAACAACACTGATTCCTCCTGACTGTGAGGATTGCTGTTCATGGATCTACATACCAGGTGAAGGATGGGTAATCCTTGAGGACAATTGCCCAGAAATCTGTCCTTGTGAACCTCCTGGGGATGAAGTACCAAAGATCTACTGCTCCGTTGTTGTTCAAGACGGTGGGGGCGGTATCATTCTTGAGCCTCGTCCTGTAACACCTTGCAGCGACCAGTGCGTATTCTGGTGTATCCCTGAGTTACAATCTTGGCGACAAAGCAGAGATTGTGGTGAGGATGTATCATCAGACTGCAACTGCCCTTATCCATCAGAACCGTGTCTTGAGGATGACCCTTGCGGACCCACGTTTACTCGATGTCAGGCCCCAACAACTACCAGTCCAGCCTGTGAGGATTGTTACCCGACAACTACAACGAGTGAGACAACAACTACACCACATTGTCAAGAGTGTAAACTACGCTTTACTGGCGGTGATTGGGAGATCATTGAGAATTGCTCCCCGTCGAACTGTATCTGTCCTGTACCAGCGACAGATGGTGATGGTTGTATCTTGAAAGTGCCTTGCATCGACGACATACCCACGACTACATCCACAACCACGACTGAGACAACTACCACGACTTGCAACAATAACATCTGCCTATATGTGTTCAATGGATCTACTTGGGCCTTAGTATATTCTTGTGTCTGCGGTGACTGTCCTGATCCTTCAACAGAGTGTATGCCCTGTAATCCCTCTGTCGGTACTGGTTGGGGACTCTGGTGTGAAGGTGAAGAGATCCCTGACCCATTATCTAATTATGATCCTGAGAACTGTCCCCAAGGCACAGCCGTTGATCCAGCTGACTGCACGACTACAACGACGACAGGTTGTCCTGGTGGTGGGTCCTGTCAGTACACGTGTAATGGAGCAATCAACACATGGGAACTTATCATCCAGACATGTCCTGATGAGGGATGTGGTTGCGAAGACCCGATGAGCCAATATGGTCATCCTTGTAGTATGGCCAATAACGGAGTTACAGAAGCTACAGCGTGCATCTTTGGTGGTGAAACAACTCCGCCTCCGTGATCTCCTGTGGAACAGGTGTCTATGAGGTACTATCTTTTCTAAGGGAACTATTATGTCTACTCGTCCGTTACTCACGATCGGTATGGCCACCTATGATGACTTCGATGGTGTCTACTTCACTCTCCAAGACCTGCGTATCCACAACAAGGCTTTGATGCCTGACGTAGAACTCATCGTCATCGACAACAAAGCCACAGGCAAGACATCTCAAGAACTATCCAAGTTTATCGGCGACTATACCCTCGGAGTCAATCATGCCGCCAGTCATGGTTGCTTCGGTGCCCGTTACATCCCGTACACAGCCCGAGGCGGCACATCAGCCCCCAGAGATCAAGTATTCCGGCACGCCAAGGGTCAGTTCACCCTATGTGTAGACAGCCACATCCTCCTCGATGCTGGTGCCCTTGCCAAACTGCTCGACTGGATCAAAAGTAACCCGAACAGTAAGGATATTATCTCTGGTCCGATCATGATGGATAGCCTTACCAATTATCACACCCACTACGATAACTTCTGGCGGGGTGAGATGTGGGGTATCTGGGGTCGTGCTTGGTACTGCCCTTGTGGTGTTCAATTGCTCAGTGTCCATCCCTCCGAGCAGGGCACGGCCGTATTCCATATCCTCGACATGAACTTCTCTGTACTGAACACATGCCCTGTTTGTTCTCGTGATCTTCCAACCATCAAATTTGCAGGCTACGAACAAGCTCTTAAACAGCTTGGTTGGACACCAGCCGATCAAACAGATCAGCCTTTCGAGATTCCCGGTATGGGTCTTGGTCTGTTCGGCATGTTCACAGACAAGTGGCCGGGCTTTAACCCCGAAGCCAGAGGATTCGGTGGTGAGGAGTTATACATCCACGAGAAGGTCCGTCGTGCTGGTGGTCGTGCTCTCTGTCTTCCCTGGCTCAAGTGGGGCCACCGATTCGTCAGAGTGCACGGTATCCCCTACACCCTCTCCCGCCTCAATAAAATCCGCAACTACGTACTAGAATTTCAAGAGATGGGTTGGGACATAAAGCCCATCCATGACCATTGGGTATCGTCAGGCTTATACACCCAAGAACAGTGGGACCACCTGCTCAAACACTTACACGACAATACGATCAACGAGCTACCAAAGACCTCAGAGATCGGTTTCGGTTCGGTTGCTCATCTGTACCGGCACGTACTGACTCACCCAAGAGACCTTAACGAACATGCACCAAAGATCAGAGATCTTGCCCGTATGTGTGATCACATCACAGAGTTCTCTAAGCGACAAGAATCAACGATTATACTCTGTGCCGGACTCTCGACCGAAGCACATAAGAAAGTTGTGTCCTATCACACAGAGCGAGGTCAGCTCCAACAGGCTCTACTAAGCACTTGTGGACAACTTACCATGCATCAAGGTTCAGGCATCCCAGGGGATCTGCCTAAAGAACCGATCCCACCAACCGACATGCTCTTTATCGACAGTCACCACACGTATGATCAGCTCCTTAAAGAACTGATGACCCACGGGCCTCAAGTCCGTAGGTTTATCGTGATGCACGATACTCACGCTAATGGCCAGCGAGGCGACGACGGCAAGCCCTTAGGACTCCTGCACGCCATCCGTAGTTTCATCATTAAGAATCCTGGCTGGCGTGTGATCTATCACTCTGAGGAACAATACGGCCTCACAGTGATCGGACGCAACCCGATGG